TCCTTAGTGCGACGCGATTGCGGACTGTTGGCGACTTGCGCCGCGCCTTTCATGCCTGTCGGGTCTTGAGCCATGACTTACTTCTTGCCTTTCTTTGCCGCCGCGCGACGCTTCACGGAGTACGCGATCGCAGCCGCTTGAGCGGGCTTTTTCCCTGAGCGAATCTCGGCCGCAATGTTTTTTCTAAACGCGGCTTTGCTGGCTGATTTAACCAGTGGCATTAGCGCATGCCTCCGCGACCTCGCGGACGCACCGGCGATGGGCGAAAGTCCACGGTCGTGCGGATGGCGTCATCACTCATCTCGCGCTTTGGTGCGCGCGGCTTTTGCATTTTTGGCGCGCTTTGTCGGCTTTGCACGATCATGTCGCCGATCGTCGCGCCGGGCGACACGCCCGTTAGTCTTCGATAGTTCATTTGTTCGGCCTCTTTTTGGCGGTTTTAGCAGATTGTCTAAAGGCTTTGGCTGTAGGGGCACCTTTAGCACCAGGTTTACGCATCTTCTCACCAGAGCCTGCAGCAATGCGCGCACGCTTTCGATGAATGTTCTCATAAAGTCCCCGTTTTGCGGCCATTAGCTACACTTCCATCTTTTGAGTGATGCTTTGGCCCGTTCTGCTGGGCCTTTAGCGTTACGAACGACGCCCTTCATTCTTGCGCAGAACGACTTTTTACGTCCGGCGTCTGCCTTGGTTTTAGGGTTGGGTGCCGGCGCTTTTAGATTGCTGCCGGTGGCACGATTGTACTTGGCGCGCCCTTTGGCCGTCAGGCCAGCGCCAGATTTGGTCGACTGCTTCTCGCCGCGTCCTACGGACAACGACACCGACTTGCGAGCCATTACGCCCCCATCCAGCTACCAGCGTTGCCGCCTTCATTGACCGCAATACGCCTAGCCTTCTCTCTATATTCGCGCTGTGCGAGCGGAAATGCAAATGTCACCGCCAGCGCGTCGGCCGCGTCAGGGCTTGCGAGCCCCCGCGCCTTCATCTCCTTCTTACCTTCTAAGAAGATCGTGCCCGAAGAGTTCGGCTTCTGCGTCGGCCCGGTTAGGTCGCTCTTGAGCTGCCGATCGTTCGGTATGTGCCCCTCGCGCAGCCACTCGCGCATGTTGCCCCAGAGCTCCGCGCGCTTGTTGCCCCACATGACCGGGTTCTTCGCCTTCCACCCAAAGTTCACGCCGCGCACCTTGTAGCGCTGCTCCTTCAACCGATCCAATATGCCGTACCCGAGGCCGCCTTCGTCGATGACGGTAAACACCGGGTTAAACTCCTCGATCGCGTCGATCACGCGCCCCACCGTCGTCATGGTGTCCTCACCCTTGAAGCGCTTGATGGCGATAATGTCCCGCCCTTGCCGCGCGACGATCACGGTGCTGTCGGAGCCTGAGCGCGCCGGGTCAACCCCGAGCACGATCGGCGCCGTCTCGTCCTTCCATCTTGCGCGGTTGCACGCCGCCTCGACCACCGCCGGGCCAATGAACTGATCGTCGCCCTCGAGCGGAAACTGACCGTAGACCTCGATGCGCGCCTCGGGACTGTCGGCGCCGTACTCGTCGATGATCTGCTGGTAGACCATCTTGTCGGTGTCTTCCACCTCACGCGCGTCGATGTTCTCCGTCTGCCAAAACGCCCGCTTGGCGTTGAAGCACTCGAAGAAGTACCCCTCGTTGCGGCGCGGGTTACTAAACGCGCACCAGAATCGGTGCGGTGTGTTCTCGGTGAAGAAGCCCGCCGTCACCGCCCAGATCGGGTCTGGTATACCGCTCGCCTCGTCGAAGATGACAAGCACGCCGTCGTGGTTGTGCACGCCCGCGTACGCGTCCGGGTTCTCCTCGCTCCAGAGCCGGCCTTCGACCGACCAATAGCGCGTGCCTTTCTTCAAGTCGCGCTCGACCAGCTCTGCGATCCACTTGGCCGGCATCACCCGCGTGGCGGACACCTCGAACCAGTGGCTGTTAATGATGAGCGCCAGCCACTTAGTAATTTCGGCCCATGTGACCGAACGCAGCTGCGCTTCCGAGTTGGCCGAGATGATGGTCGTCGAGCCTATCCGCGTCGACAGCATCCAGAGCGTTATCCAACTGACCAGCGCCGACTTGCCAATACCGCGACCAGAAGCGGTCGCCATGCGCAGCACTTCGTACGCCTCGCGGGTCTTGTTGGCTTTTATATGCTCGCCAAATTTGCGCAGCACTTTGCGCTGCCATTTGCGCGGGCCGCTGAAGTGCTCGAGCGGTGTGCCGGCTTGGGCCCACGGAAACGCAAACAGTACGAACGCCTCGGGGTCATCCTTAATCGCAGGCGACCAGAGCTTGCTCATGAGCAGCTCTTCTTGATCAGCGCTATAGATCGGCGTTTGCATGCGTTGGCTGGTCGATCGTTAGTGAGGGGCGATCATCTTGCGCCAGGCGGCCAGCAATGACGCGCGATTCCGCCTCTCGCAGTGCTGCCGTGATGCTGATCTGCTGCTGTATGTCGACTTGCACCTGTTGCTTCGCCACCCAGCCGTGCACATGCGTGAGTATGGATAGGGCAGCCTTAGAGTCCCCTTGACGCGCGGCTTCGCGCAGTTGCGTGGCGGCTTCGACGTGTCCATCAGCGCGTCCCTTCTCTTCGGCCAGTTGGGCCATCGGATCTAGCTGGCACAAACGCCGGTACTCGACCGGCAGCAATCCAGCTGCCAGCGCCAACGTATCACCTTTTAGCCCGAGTGCGGCGGCGTCGTAAATCGCCTGCAGCGTCTTCTCGGTATCTTTCACCTCGCGCGGTGCGAACGGCAAAGACTTGAAGGACATGGCTGAAGGTTACTGGATGAAAGCACAGGGCGGCAAGCGTGATTGCTAAAAAAATAAAAAATTTTTTGCGAACGCTCCCCGTAATTTTGACCGGGTGCCCTCGGGCCCTACCCCCCCATGCCAGCGGCCAGCGGCCGCCAGCCCGCAGCGCCAGCCCGGAGCCGGGCGCCCCCCAGCCCGCCAGCTTGCAGCGCTCGAGCTCGAGCGTCGCGCGCGTCGGCCGTCGGCGTTGGGTCATTTGGGTCATGGCATGCGAGCCGGTGCGCGCGCCAGCGCGGGCATGCGGCGCTCGAGCACTAGGCGCCCAGCCTTTGGGTCGTTTGGGTCATCAAGCGGCCATGACCCAAATGACCCAAAGGCTCGAGGGCGTGGGCATGGCGGCATGGCGGCATGGGTGCTTTGGGTCAGTTGGGTCATTTGGCCATCGAAAAAAAGTCGGAGCGCCGCTTCATTGTGCGGCGCTGCAGCTCACCGCTGTACGCCTATACAGTACATAGAGACTTTTTAAATTTAATCAAAACCTATGACCCAAATGACCCAAAAGCTCCTCGCGCCCTATGTTTTCAAGCTCGAGCGCGTGGGTCATTCTCGCCGCCCCCATAACCCAACCTAGACCCAAATGACCCAACATTCGCGCGCTCGAGCAACTATCCGCATAGTGGTCGCCATATAAAAAACAGTTTGATGGCCTATTCGCAAACCGGCGATGATCGCCATGTCGACTAAATAACACGGAGCACATGTATATGACACCGATCGAAGAAACCATCGTCCGAGGCCTGATTCGCCGCGCGATCGACGCCGGTTATACCGTCTCAGTGAACGATAGTTATGAGGCGGACGGCGAATGGGTCGTCAAGCGCTCGCGCGACGCGGCCGCCGTTTTTGACTGGCTGGACACCACCGGCGGCGACGTTTTGCTATTCCGTGACGCCAACGGCGCCCGCGTCGGCACGGTGACGCTGATCTATAACGGCGACGCCGACGTGATTGCCGACGCCAGCGGCGACGCCGCCGCGCTCGAGGTGACGCCGTGAGCGCGCCGTTGCCTGTTCGCGTGCTCGAGGCGCGCGAGCGCCTCACGGCGACGATCGCGCACCCGGCGACCAGCTATTGGTTGCGGCGCGCGCTGATCGACGCGCTCGAGCGCGACCCCTCCGACGCGCGAGCCGACGCGTTTCAGCTCTATGTGCTGCTGCGAGAATTCGACAACGCGATCCACGCGGCCAACGAGCTCGACCTCGAGCTGCAAGAGGCCGCCGCGCTCGAGGTGACGCCATGAGCGCCCGCCAAGTCTCCAACGCGCTCGCCACCATTGGATGCGCCGCCTTTTTGGCGGCCGTCTACTGGGGTGAGCTTCCGCTACTGATCGCCAGCACGGCCGTTGTCGCGCTGGCGTGCATCATCGATCACATCCGCAACTAAATCACACTCGAGGACACTACAGATGAACACTTATCAGCTCGATTTAATTGTATCGCTGGCGACCCTGCGCGCTGCGCGCACGCATACCGCCGAGGGCGATATCCGCTCCTACTTGAACGGCGTCTATCTCGACGTGACGGCCGGAAAGGTCGTCGCCACTGACGGCCACCGCATGCTGGTGATATCGGCGCCCGGCATCGTGCACGCTCGAGCGTGCGACAAGGCGATCATGCCGCCGGAGCTGCGCGCGGGCGTGATCATCCCGAACGACGCGATCGACGCCGCGCTTAAGCTGTATTCCGGCGAGTATGCACGCGGCAAGCGCCTAGGCGACGTCGACGTCGCCGTCACCCTGCGATGGGTGCGCGAGCCGGATCCGACGCGCGAGGGCGTGCACATCATCCGCCAGCCCGAGGGCACGATCGCGGTACCGAACGGCGGCGCTGTCGGTTTCCGGCCGCTCGATGGCACATTCCCACAATGGCGCCGCGTTATGCCGGCGGCCGATCAATTGGGCGCGCTCGAGCTGTCTTGCACCAACTGGCAGTATGTCGCCGACGCGTGCGACGCGCTCGCCATCCTGCGCAACGTGTCGAAAAAGGCGGCCGGCCAGCATGCCGTGCGGATCCACACTCGCGGCACGTCGCCGGCCATCATCACGGACGGCCAGCCGGACGCCGTCGCCGTCGTTATGCCCATGCGCGGCGCGATCGGCGCCGGTGCGCTCGAGGAAGCGCTCGCAGAGGCGCACGCCGACACGCCAGCGCCGACGCCCGCCGACGTCGACGCGGCCGCTTGATCATCATCAACACACTAGGAGCACACAACATGCAATCGACTCAACTGGACTTGACCGCTGACGTGATCGACGTGCGCGACGTGATCGCGCGATTTGAAGAGCTCGAGCGCGAGCTCGACGCGACGCCGCCCGATGAGCTGCAAAACGAGCTGATCATCGAGCGCTGCACCCTGCGCGCGTTACTCGACGAGCTGGCCGGGTATGGCGGTGACGAGCAGTGGCGCGGCGACTGGTATCCGCTGCAGCTGATCGACGACGAGTATTTCATCGAGTACGCGACTGAGTTAGTCGTCGACTGTGGCGGCGTGCCGCGCGATATGCCGCACTATATCGTCGTCGATTGGGCGGCCACCGCGCGCAACATCCGCGAGGACTACTCGCAGATTGACGTCGATGGCCGCGTGTACTGGTATCGGTAAGGGGGCGCCGCCATGTATCAGGAAGTCCGAGCGACTGTAACGCTCACCTATTCGGCCGACGCCACATTGTCGCGCGCGCAGCTGCGCAAGCGAATCCTCGCCGACGTCGCGCGCCTACTTGACCCCGACGAGGACGCGCGCGACGTGCTCGAGCTGGTGGAGGCACAGCTCGAGTCGCTGCGCGAAGAGGCGCAGATATATAGCGACGTCGAGGTGACGCCATGAGCGCGTACACGACGGCGGTATGGCGCCTCGATGGGCTCGCAACACGAGACCTAGACGTTATCGACCGCGACGGCCGCGTCGCCATGATCGACTGCGACGGCGTGGACGTCGAGCGAATCGAGGCGAATGCGCGCCTAATCGCCGCAGCGCCGGAGCTCGCCGACGCGCTACGTGACGCCGAGTTTTTATTGCGCAAGCTAGGCCAGCTTGCCGGCCCGATGCAAGACAGTTGCCAACGATGCGCAAGTGACGCGCGAGCACTACTCGCGCGCGTCGACGGCGGCGCCGTTTAGTTTTTTGTCCACTAACCAAAAGGAAATGAAACCATGAAAAAGCTGATTCTTTCGGCCGCGATCGCGGCCACCATCACCACCGCACATGCGGACGTGTTCGCTACCGCCGGCGTCGAGGGCGACTGGCGCGCGAAAACCATTTTGACGACGGAGCCATGCACGCTCGCGCTCGACGCCGCGCGGCTAGAGACGACGCCGCAGAATCTCGAGGGCATGCGGCGCACGTTCTACATGATGAGCGACGGCCGCACGGAAGAGGGCTGCTGGCGGTACGACGCCGGTACAGTGGTGCTGGTGTGGCCGGCGTCTAACATCCTGCGCCGGCGGCCGCTGGGCAATTTCACGCTCGAGCGCCGCGCGGGCGCCGCATGGGAAGCGCTGCGATGATGGCGCGCCCGCGCTGTAGTTGCTGTGCGGGCTCCGGGTATGACGCGCTCGCCGTCGACGACGACGGCGGCGCGATCACATGCTGGGCGTGCGACGGGACGGGCTACGACGAGCGCATGCCCGACGACTGGCCGCCGGATTACCTGGCCGCACGAGCGGCCGGGCACGCGGCCATGGCGGCCGAGCGGCGCGCGTTCGGCGCGCTGCGGGCTACACTCGAGACGCTCGAGGACGATTTACAACGGGCAAGCGACGAGCTGCGGAGGCTCTAATGTTGCGCTACCTTTTGCGGATATGGCGCCAGAGGCACGACGACGAGCGGCGACAATGGGCACATGTGCCGCCGCCCAACTGGGCATGCGTGCGCCGCTGGCATGGTGATTCCGTTTATTGGTGACAGCATGGGCAAACTGTTTTTGAGCGAGGACGAACAGCGCGAGCTATGGGAAGTCGAGGACATACCCCACGGCGAGGCGGCCGCGCGCTGGGAGTCGCCCGATAAACGCGCGGAGCGCTACCGGCAAGCGCTCGAGGGTATCCTCGCGTGCTCTGGCGGTGGGCGCGTCGTCTACTTGCTGCAAGCTGTCGCCGCGCGGGCGCTCGGGTACGAGACGCTCGCAGACGATCTACAACGGCGCGCCGACGTCACGCGCGACGATCCGCCATGATCTGGATGACCGTCTGCGCGATAGTCGCCGTCATCTGCGCATGGTTATTTGACGACGGAGAGTGACGCCGGCGGTTGGACTTCGACCAGTCGCCGCAGCTCCGACTTGCTGCGGCTATCCATGTCGGGCGCGCAGAATAGGTGCTTCTTCGACGGGTAGTCGCCCGACGCGACGCGCCCCTTATCAATCCATCCAGCCTCGCGCAGCGCGTGGAACAACGCTGACTGCGGCGCCTTGACGCCCGGCGGCATCGAGCCCGACACGCGATCGAGCACGACGTGGAACGGCGAGCCGATCACGCCGCGCGAGAACTCGCCGACGCGGCCGCGCAGCATCTCGACAAGGTACGACTCCGCCGTCGACATGCCCGCGTCGATCATGATGGCCTTTGCCTCTGTCATCATCGGGCTTGCGCCGGGGTTGAAAGCGGAAACGTCGTAGGAGGAAAGCCAACAGGCAATTTGCTCAAAACCGCCGGACTTGTACCAGTGCCACAATTCCTGCGCCTTTTCTTCTGGGAGTCTATCGGCCTCGCTCCAAGTGACGAACCAACGGCGATCGTCAGAAGGCAGCGAGATGGCCGCGCGCTCGTTGGAGAACGCAAGGACAAATATACGGTTAAGCGCATCGTACGGATGCAGACCCTTACGGTTGACGGGCAGAAGCTCCGGGGGAGCCGCGATAACGGGCTTGAGCTGGTTCTCGAGCGCGCGGCGATCCTTGGCCTCGGCTTGGCGCAGCTCGTTGATGACCATCACCTCGGACTCGAGCGCGTAGCCCCATTGGGAATTTAATTCCTCGTTGCGCACGACGCTGATGTTCACGTTCATAGGCCCACCAACGGCCCATAAGAACGGCGCCCACAAGGTGTCCTTGCCAGAGCCAGGTTTGCCGGCGTGCAGGACGGCGTGATTTATTTTTCTATTGGGGTGCTGGACTTTGTGAGCCATGACGGCGAGCACATGCGCGCGCTCACGATCGTCTGGGATCATGCGCTCGGCGTGCTCGAGCCAGCGCGACACGTCGCCTTCACGCCCCTGCGGGCGCGCGTTGCGCCAGCGGTTGCCGTACACGTCGCCCGCACGCGAGACGAGAATATCCTCGCCGGCCGCGTAGGTGACGCCGATCAAAGAGTGCGCGCCCTTCTCTTGACGATTCTCGTCGTAACAAACCGACGCCTCGACAATGCGATTCGTGCGAACGGACTTGCAGGGAACATGACGGAAGAGCGCGTTAAATGTGCTGCGCGATATTTCGCGGCGCTCCTGCAAGTCGAAATAGGCGTCATCGGTCTGTAAGTAAGCGAAGCGCTCGTACCACTCGGCCTTGGTCACGCGGCCGATCTCGCGCCGGCGCACCTCGGCGATCGTCTCGGCCGCTGCGTCTGGAAATTCTTCGGTCGGTGTGATCTTTGAAAGCGCCGTTGTCATGGTCGCGGCGAGTAAGTCATCGCGCAGGCCGTAGCCGGTTTTTGGGCCGCCTTGCTCCTCGACCCAGCGTAAGAAGCGCTCGCTCGTCCAGTCGCCGCAGTGCTCATGGAAGCAATCGAACGCGCGGTGAACCGGGTGATAGCGCCCCTCGGGGTTGTTGTCGCTGTGCTCGGCATGGTTCGGGCAGACGACGCCGCCCAGCCAGTCGTGTTAGGAGGATTCAGGACAAGCTGTTGCTCGGCGAGCCAGCGCAGCACGCTGTCGTTGCCGTCGTCCTCGATGTGGATCGCCTGATGAGAGGCGGTATCGGCAGGCGCCGGTGTGACGCCAAGCGCGGCGCAAATCTGCTGCAGGGTAAACTGCCGCAGCGGGTGAAACTCCGTCAATATGGCCGCAAAATTGTTACGGCCGGGCTTTAAGTT